AATGAAGGTGTTAATTGCACTGATGTATGTGAAGCCTTTTATGACTTTATGGCTTCAGTTGGTTATGATACCGATACGGTTGATAATTTCTTTTCCTAATATTTGACTTTTTATAAAAATTCTGTTATAATATTTATGTAAGAAAGGGAAATAAGTATGCAGAAGATTACTCTTAAATACGAATATGGCGATGATCATTTCATTCCTCAGACCTATACTATGGAGTTTGATTCTGAGGGCATGGACTTTGATGAGTTCATCGAAGAACTTAAAAAGTTTGTATTACTTATTGGGTATCATCCCAAAACTGTTGAAGAGTATTTTCCCGAAGTATAATGCTCCACAAGCTCAATCGGTCGAGCACCCGGCTTATATCCGGTTGGTTCATGGGTTCGAGTCCCTGGTGGAGTACTTTAAGCGCGAGCAGCAACTAACACATCTGTTATAAGTTCGAATCTTATTATGTCAACCATAAAATCTGACGTATCGCACAATGGGAGTGCAATGTTTACGCGCTTAGTTTCATCGCCCGAAAACCGTAGGGAGGAATGGAGTTCCTCGCCGGTAAAGCTAACTGGAATAAATGGTTCAATTCCATATGCGGCGTACCGATACAAAGTTCGGAGTAGGGCATTTTATATGTGGGTGTAGCACAACGGTTAGTGCGCTGGATTGCCAATTCAGTGATGAGGTTTCGATTACCTTCACCCACTCTCAGGGTAGCGTTGATTCGAAGCAACGAGTTTAAGGTGCTCCTACACCGGCCTTATATAAAATAATTTATCATAGGAGTGATAGATATGAAACATTGTGGTATTTATTAGATTAAAAACGAAGTAACAGGTAAAATTTATATTGGCTAGTCAAATGATATAAATCGTCGATGGGCAGAACATAAGACGCGTGCTTTTGATCCAAATAATAATTGTTATCATAAACCTTTATATTTGAGTATGAGAAAATATGGATTAGAAGTATTTACTCTGACTATTTTAGAAGAATGTTCGTTAGAGGAGTTAAATGAACGAGAAGCATATTATATTCAAACATATAATAGTTTAACTCCGAATGGATATAATGTGTCAGAACAACCAATGCAAAGTATTCAGAAAATTACTTATTGTAAAGAATGTGGTATAATTATTGGTAATCAAACGCGTACTGGTTTATGTCATAAATGCTATAGTAGGTCCACAAGAAAATGTGAAAGGCCAACTAAAGAAGAATTATATGATTTATTGAAACATAATAGTTTTTGTGCTGTTGGTCGAATGTTTGGAGTAGGAGATAATGCGGTACGAAAATGGTGCAAATACTATGGATTACCATTTCACGCTAGAGATTATAAATGAGGATAATATGACAACTACAGAATTAGGTAATTTAGGTGAATTAAAAGTAATTGAAAAATGTTTACAAAATGGTATTTCTGTATTTCAACCATTTGGTGATGGAAATAGAATTGATTTAATTCTTGTAGTTAATGGTAAATGTTTAAGAGCGCAGGTAAAAACCTCAATGGTAGAACAAGAAGGTCGTATGATTTTTAAAACAAGTTCTACGAAAAGAGATGGTTCATTACAAAGATATACTAAAGATGATATAGATATTTTTCTACTTTATAGCCCTATTTATGATGAAGTATATTGTATAAGAGTCGAAGAGGTATTTAAAACAGAAATCTACTTTCGGCGCGATGAACCTAAAAAATGGAGTGCTACAATGCATTTAACTAAAGATTATCCATTTGAAAAAGTATTTGAATATAGTAAATTATGAGTGTCACGAGTTCGAATCTCGTTAGCCGCTCTTTAGACACATCAGCAATTTTACTCGCTTTGACTGAAAATCCGCGTGTCGTTGGTTCAAATCCAATCCTGCCCCACCAATGGGGCAGTAGCTCAGCTTGGTAGAGCGGCGTACTATTATGAGGGTGTCTAGTTTTATGGTTCTGTAGCATAGTTGGCTTAATGCGCCTGCCTGTCACGTAGGAGATCGTGGGTTCGAATCCCATCAGAATCGCTTTTAGACTGGTCAGCAATCCGTTCTTTTTGCATTAGGAGCACGAGGTTCCAGGTTCGAATCCTGGGTTGGGGACTATCCCCAATTAGCTCAATGGAAGAGCGCGTATATAGTCAGTCTAGTTTTTATCGCAAGGTCGTCTAAAGGCTCAGGATAATAGGCTCATAACCTATAGATGTGGGTTCGATTCCCACCCATGCAATTAGCCGCAGACAGGTCAGCAACTTTTTCTTTAAAATGTGAATTTGGATTGCATAAAGGCACCGGGTCGGCTCCGGGAAGATAAGTCTGTCTAGTTTTTCAGCGACATAGAAATATGCCGCTTATTTTATGTATAGTGGAGGATATTATGAGAGCAGCAGTATATTGCGGAACTCGCAACGTATATTAGGATATGATTCCATCTATGAAATCACTCCTAATTCACTCCAATGTGGAAAAGATTTACTTCTTAATTGAAGATGATGAGTTTCCATATGAATTGCCGCCGGAAGTTGAATGTATTAATGTAAGTCAGCAATTATGGTTTAAACCAGAAACTTGCCCCAACATGAAAAATAGATGCAGTTATATGGTCTTACTTCGTGTTGTATTCAGTAAAATTTTCCCGCATTTAGATCGCATACTTACTATTGACAATGATACAATAGTAAAAGATGATATATCTGATCTATGGGATTTAGATTTAACTGACTACTATCTCGCGGGCGTACCAGAATATAAGAAGAGTACTGATACTTTCTCTTATATAAATATGGGTGTAGCTATGTTAAATTTAGCAAAATGGCGCGCGGATGGTAAGGACGAAGAACTTCTGCATAATCTAAATACTTACTACTATTTAGAAGCAGAACAAAGTTGTATTAACCAAGGTTGTCAAGGTAAAATCCTAATATTAGGAGATGCTTTCAATGCTAATTGGTATACAATAAAAACAGCGAATACTTTCCGAACAAAAATTCAACATTTTGCCTACACTCCTAAATGGCAAACTTTCCCTATTGTTAATAAGTATAGAGAAATAAAAGTTGAACGCGGCAAATCTGAATCATATGAATTAGTTATAATTATTCCACATTATAATAATGAGGAAGGATTAATCACAAGTCTTAAATCAATTTATTATCCAAGTCTCCTGCTAAAAATAGTTGTAGTAGATGATTGTTCAACCAATACTGATTTAAGTAAGGCTAAATCATTATTCCCTAAAGTAGAATTTTTAAAAGTAGAAAAGAACGGCGGCCCTGGCGCCGCAAGGCAGTATGGTATTGATCATACGACATCTCCATATATTATGTTTATGGACGCTGGCGATTATATCAAACCCAATATGCTTCATAAGATTCTTAATACTATTAAGTGTAGTTCTGATGCCTATATTTTCTCTTGGGGATGGCATAATGAAGAAACAAATGAAACATATACAAATGACACATGGTCTTTACATGGTAGTTGTTTCCAACGTGAATTCTTAGAGTTATATAATATAAGATTCCCTACTGACCCAGATAGATCTTATTGTGGTGAAGATTTAAGTTTCATGCAGTTATGCTATTTGAATATGATTCAAATAAAAAGTGATGAGCGACTATCTCATATATATAATAGTCCATTCTGTGTATATCAACGTACATATGATGCATCCTCTATTATGCACACCAATCCACATCTAAAGATTATCAAAGGAATTGTGTATAATTATGAATATGTAGTTGCTTGCGCGCGAAAAAATGCTATTTTCCCGCCGTATGTATCTAAAAAAGTAACTAACTTCATGGCGCAATTATATTTAGAATATCTAAAGTGTGCAAAAGAGTGTCCGGAGTTATTAGATTATAATAAACAAATTTTAAAACGTTATTATAACAATGTATATAAGACATATGAAAAGATAAATGAAACTGATCTGCAAGAAGCATTTCACAAGCGTATGTCTACCTATTTACAATGGACAAGTCCGGCCGCACCAAAAGTCAATATAAATCGCTTTATACAGGAGATAAAAAATGATTGATCTCATAATTCCCTATTATAACAATCCCGAAGGTTTGGAGCGTACTCTTGCTTCTATTGACCATAATATCTTTTATGTGACAATAATAGATGACCATTCTGATAAGATACCGGTCAATCCTACGGCAGATCAAGTTTTTAGATATAATCAGAATGAAGGCCCTGGCTATGCGCGCCAATGGGGCATAATGAAAACTTCAAACCCTTATATAATGTTTATTGATGCTGGAGATACCTTCGTGTCATGGGAAGTTCAACAGACTATTTTAGAAACGGTTGAAGATAATCCAGAAGAAAATGTTATTCAGTTTTCTTATTATTATAATGGTGAAGTAACAAAAGAAACTGATAATAGAATGCATGGGAAGATCTATAAGCGAGAATTTATTGAAAAATATAGAATTACATTTCCATGCGGAACATCTTGGATGAATGAAGATATTGGTTTTAACCGTACTTGTAGATTATGTACAAAGACAGAAAATAAACCATTCTTGTTTATAGATATTCCAGTAATAAACTGGATTAAAGAGGAAAATTCCCTAACACAAAAAGATAATCAAGAAATGTTATATAAATGGCAAACTTGGTCACTATCTGTCGCAAGTGCCTATTGTATTGATATGTGCCGCTTAAACGGCGTTGATGTAGAAGAAGAAATACATGAAATAGCTGTTGCTTTGTACTACTGGTTTATAAGAATCGTGGCAGAGCGGCCAAAATATATGGAAGATGCGTGGTGTGGCGCTAGTCTCTTTTACCTTCACTACAAAAAAGAAATTAACCCAAACAAATTATTAGTAGGAAATGCCTATATTAAAAAGTGCATTAAATATAGAAATAAAATTCCTTTCCCAATAAATATCTTGCGCTTCGCGCATGATATATATCTTGAAGAAATTCCAAAAATTTATTATGGAGGAGATACGAATGAAGAAGTATGTAAAGCCGATTGCTGAAAAGGTTGAGTTCAACTATGAAGAGAATGTTGTAGCTTCTGGTACCCCAAGTGGCTGTGAGCATGGCGGGAATCAGGGTGGCGGAAACGGCGGCTGGGGTTGGTGGCCATGGTGGCCCTGGTTCTTCGGCGGCAAGAAGTAAGAGGTGTTTGATATGAAGGCATATACTAAACCTCAGGCTGAAAAGCTAGTCTTTGATTATGCAGAAAATGTAATTGCTTCTAGTACCAGTCCACATCAACATGGTGACATGGGCATTGGTCTTGGCGGCGGTGGCGGATGTGACCATGACCCAGGTCATGGAAATCCTCATAAGCCACATCCTGTACACCCAGGTAAACCGTAAAAATTTAATATTTGACATTAAATAAAAATTATAGTATAATATTTATGTAAGGAAGAGAAGAGCACCTCCCCTTACACTGACAAGAACAAAAAGAACACCCCGCTCTTCGGAGTGGGATGTGGCCCTAGAGCTCGGTTGGCTGAGCTGCTGCCTGTTAAGCAGAAGGTCGTAGGTTCGAACCCTACTGGGGCCGCTCGCTCGATAGCAAATAAGAGCCTAAACGGATGTGCGGTTGGCTGACCTAAAGCCATATGCTCCGCGGGGCAGCCGGTCTAAGCCGTTGGCCCTTCAAGCCAGAGTACCGGGTTCGACTCCCGGGCGGGGTACCAACCTATCTAACGGGTTTATACATTCTATGTTAGATGCTAATAGGTAAGCTATTCGTGTTCCGGCGCGCGTTAGCTACATACTTCAGCAGCCGTTTTGCCCTATGGGGCAGGCGGCTAAGCCAACGGCCTCTCAAGCCGTGGTGCCGAGTTCGATTCTCGGATAGGGTACATACCGCCTTACGACTACGCGGTATATAAATTAGGCTCGTGACCGTTAACACGGATTTAGCACTTCAACTACCACCGGCATCTTAGGATGATATGTGGCAATAGCGGAAAACGGTATATAAAGAAGCGAAGTAAAGTGCAATTTAAAGTTCAAGGAGTGAGAACCAAAGAAATTTGGTCCTTCCGGAAGGAAGGAATCGTCCGCAGGCGCATCAGCAATCCTGACTTTCCAAGCTAACGATACAAGTCGCGCCTAGAACTTAATCGACAAATGGTTTTGGTAGTATACGCCGTTGCCAAGTCATTCTTGCGAGAATGATTTAGGTTCTACCAGATGAAACGGATAAAAAAATAGACCTGCCAGCGCCTCTACCACGATCGAGTATGCGTACCTTGGGGGCACCGCTTTCTTCAGCATTTCTAGCGGTATATAAGAAAGAACCTTCCAACTGAAAAAGAAAGTAGGTTACAATGGTAAGAACTTGAGGGCTATAGACCTTGAAGATAGTTAAGTTGAAGGTTATACACTATCATTGCCGTGACTTGTAAGCACGGACTCAGGAAATTAGGAGTCATGACTTAGGTTATTTGACTTAATACTCGACCTGTAGCGCGCCGAACAACATCCTAATTTCCTTTTATGCCCAAGTGGTGGAATGGTAGACACCTATGACTTAAAATCATATGCTTGGATAAGCGTGCCGGTTCGAGTCCGGCTTTGGGCACCAATGGCTCTCACCATACTTGACAAACACAATGCGACCAACTCCCCAAAAGTCGAAAACTTAGGGGACTTTTTTAATATATAGGAGTGATTGGTATGGATGCACTTTTAGAGACTATATTAGAAAGTGACTGGGCGCTAATTCTTATAGCGATTTTGCTCATAATCGCAATTTTAATTGAAATTTTTCAAAAATAATATTTGACTTTTTTTTAAAATTATATTATAATTTATATGTACCAAGGGAAAAGAAATAAAATTCTAAGGAGTTAAGTATGTACGCAAGAAGTTATTCTAAGCAGGTAACAGAAGTTGATATGACTAATGAAGAACTGAGTACTTTTGAGAAAGCACTTGATCTCGCTTGGGAGATCGGACAGAGTGATGATTTTGAAAGTATGCCAGAGAATATTCAAACCTTGGTTGATGACATTGCGGATAAAATTGAAGAACTCCTTCAATATGTTCGTTATGACGAAGAGTAAGCCTGCATCGTACAACGGCAGTACTGGGTCTTCGTAAGGCTCGTATGGCGGTTCGAATCCGTCTGTAGGCTCATGCACGATTGGTGGAATGGTAGACACGCTAGCCTAAGGAGCTAGTGCGCGAAAGCGCGTGAAGGTTCAAGTCCTTTATTGTGCACTTATACCCCATTAGCTCAACGGATAGAGCATACGGCTACGGACCGTAGGATGCGGGTTCGATTCCTGTGTGGGGTACTTAGATGACGGACAAGGCTTAGGCGCATGAAACAGGGCGGTGGGACGCGAGTGGTCATCTTTGTAGATTCTTCATTCTACCTCTCCAATAGAGGTATAGCTTACTAGGTAGAGCACTCGTTTAATAGACGAGAGAAGAAGGTGCAACTCCTGTAAGAATCTACACAACGAGGACATAGCCTCGTTAAAAAGAGTTGGGGCGGTTGAAAGTTCTGCGGAGGCCGGCTATGGGCAAGGGGAGAACTTGGTTGGGTTGGAGCGCCTAATCACTTAGCAGGTAAACCGTTGAAGTACAAGGCGGAATACTAAATGCTCCTTTTATGCCGGGATATAATGGGTAGCGTTGGAGTCATGACCAATGAGATTAAGGTGCTCCTACACCGGCCATATTTTAAATCATAGGAGTGATTAAAATGTTATTTGAGACTAATAAAGATAAGGGTCGCGCAGGAATGGCGCTCGGTATAGCCTGGTTTGGAGCTAATGGATATACCGTAAATGTTCCATTAAATGATACTCAATGGTATGATTTTATAGTTGAAAAAGATGGAGTATTTCAAACTGTTCAATGTAAGGCTACTGGAAGTAAAGATGGTACAATAGATTTTCGTTGTACTGGCGGTACTGATGGCGGCATGTATGATCATGCTTTAAAACATCCTATTGATTTATTGTTTTGCCTTAATCAAGATCAAAAAATGTTTGTAATTCCTGTAAAAGATATACTATCAGCAGGAATTAGAAATGGTATTCGATTGAGAACAGAGCCGAATATTAATAAACAAGGATTTGAAACTTATAAGTATCTTGTCACTCTATGAGTGACTTTATGCCAGAGTATAGGGAATCAGCAAACCCACCGCACTGTAAATGCGGCGCTCTTTAGCACAGTTGGGGCGGCACCAACCTCTGGCACCATATGTGCTATTGCTGGAATTGGTAGACAGGCATGGTTGAGGTCCATGTGTCCGCAAGGACGTGGAGGTTCAAGTCCTCTATGGCGCACTTACGCTAGACCAAAGCCGTACAAGAGGGAATAAGGAACCCAGTTCTCATGGTCTTTACCTATGGTAAACGCATTAATTACGTAATAGGCGTCTTGCTCTGAGTAGCTATCCCAAAAGAGACATAGGGACATCTCCGGCTAGTCTAAAGGATAGAACGGTTGGCTACGGACCAACAGATAGGCGTTCAAGTCGTCTGCTGGAGACTTATTATGGAGGCATTATGTATATTTGTCCTATTTGTAATCGGTCATTCGCAACTGAAGAACAAGTAACAAAACATTCATTACCTTGTTGGCGCGAACAGAATCCTAATCATAAGTCTGAGCCAGCACCTTGTAGTGGAAACATCCATGATCGTAAAATGAATGATGATGTTGCAAAATTCTTTGCCTCATTTGAAAGGAAGTAATTATGCAGGAAGTAATGCTTAAAACCCACTTAATCGTCACAGATGTTCACGAAGAATATTTTGTAGATTGGTGCGGAAAACTATATGACTCTAAGCCTGCGTTAAGGGATGGATTACCTATCTTTATTATTGTAGGCACCGATGGGCGTATTGAACTTAACACCATTGATATTCCTTTAATTGAAAAATGCGCCAAACGCATGACTCGACCGAAAGGTAAACAAGCATTTACTTCTGATACCTCGCATATTTATCTTCTTGAAGAAGATGGGACGCAAAAATTAATGGGCGTAGTAACTCATAATCATATTAAGAAGTTTGCGCCCATGTACGACCCATTTATAAAGGCTTGATGCCGTTGTAGCACAGAGGTAGTGCAGTCGCTTGGTAAGCGAAAGATCACGGGTCCGAATCCCGTCTTCGGCTCTTATCCCAAGTTAAGGAGAACTATTATGACAGTTAGAGAACTTATTCAAACAATTTTGTCAGAAAGTCCATGTTTAGATGCAGATGTTTACATTAATAAATCACTAGATAATATTGAATGTAAAAGTTATGTATTTGAACAAATTACAAGCAATGGTAACAATGATAGTATTGTTATTAAAATTAAAGATTGGGAACCTTAATATCATATATTGTGGGAAGTGATTGATGCATCAGGGTAGCATCCGCAGTAAGTCGTAAGACTATAGCGTAGGCACGCAAATGCCATCTCGGAATGAGTGGAGTTCAAATCTCCCACTTTCCACCAAATAGGGGCTAGCCTTTACGGAGACTAGGAAGGATGAAAACCACTTCCGCCAAAATGTTGGTAGCAGCAAACACCTATGTGTAGGTAAAGGCAAACATCAATTGTGGTGCCTTGGTTCTCTATGTTTGTAACGAGCCATTTGATAAGTTTAGTCAAGCACTTTAGTGTTGAAGTCGCGACAATAGGGCTTAATCCCGCCGTTCGATTCGGTAGGGCCACCATATGCTCGGTTAGCACAGTTGGGAGGGCGCCTGCCTTACAAGCAGGATGTCGGCGGTTCAAGTCCGTCACCGAGTACTAGGCATCCGGATGCCTCGTAGCGGAAAGATCCGGCGCAGGACGTGACGCGAGAGCACCAGTCTAGGGTTGATAGTGACCGTCTGGTTATCGAGGAACTATTAGTGTTTAACAGTACACTTTAGAGTAGCTGCTCAACTGTTATATGCCGGTGTAGCTTAATGGTAAAGCCACGGCCTCATATTCCGTAGAGTGGTGGTCCGATTCCACCTGCCGGCACTATACCCCTATAGCTTAATTGGTAAAGCACGCGACTCTTAATCGTGGGAGTCAGGGTTCAAGTCCCTGTGGGGGTACTTTAATAAATAAGGAGAAATTCAAATGAGATTTGCAATCCGATGGGCAGATGATGATGGTAGCTATAGTGATTTAGAGTGGTGTAAGACCGCTGAAGAGGCCATTGAATACATCAAGTGGATTGACGAACATTTTAATGAGGAGGAAGATGAATATGAAAATGAGGATGAAACATAAACGATTTACTAGGTATTAACTATCCTCGTGTAGCCAACCGGTAAGGCACCAGACTTTTAATCTGGGTACAGTAGGGTTCAATTCCCACCACGGGGACACATGCCTCGTTAGTTCAGCGGATAGAACAACGGCCTTCTAAGCCGTGTGTCATAGGTTCGATTCCTATACGGGGTACATATGTAGCGCGTGGTGGAAAGGTAGACACGCTGGATTGTGGCTCCAGACTATGCAGGTTCGAGTCCTGTCGCGTTATCCATGCCGAAGGAGCCAGCCGGTGACGGCCGCCGACTGAAAATCGGCTATTGATTGGTTCAACTCCAATCTTCGGCACCAAATATTTGACTTTTAGTGTAAATTATATTATAATTGATATGTAAAATGAGGTATAACGGGATGTAGCACAGTCGGTTAGTGCAGCGCTCTGATAAGGCGAAGATCAGTGGTTCGAGTCCACTCATCCCGACCATATAGTCCTGTGGTGTAATTGGCAACGTATCGGACTCTGACTCCGAGGTTCAAGGTTCGAGTCCTTGCGGGACTGCGGTACTGTGACTACGGCGGTAATAAAACTGTTTAGCGTCATGAACTAAACATCGGTGGAAAGGGTATTTTGCCTGTTTTCCTTGTAAATCCTTAATAAACAGGACACGTGTAGGTTGATCGTCCAATGGCTAGGATAGCTGTCTCCAAAACAGCGGATTTGGGTTCGAATCCTAATCGACCTGCTTAAGACCCATACAGCAACATTTTGTAATTGACTGCTAATCAATATCACACACATGGGTCTTGATATGCCCGAATGCATGGAATCGGCAGACAGGCTCGACTCAAAATCGAGTGCCGTAAGGCGTGTGAGTTCAAGTCTCACTTCGGGTACCATGCCCAAGTAGCAGAATGGAATATGCACACGGTTCAGGTCCGTGGGTTTGTGGGTTCGAATCCCACTTTGGGTACTTTTATATGGGGCCGTAGCTCAGTTGGTAGAGCGCCTGCCTTGCAAGCAGGGGGTAGAGGGTTCGATCCCCTTCGACTCCAGCCGCTCAAACTTCATAGCCTCCACGATGGCGAGCGGTGGGTAATGCTAATATGAAGAAAAGGTGATATAATGGCAAGTATTTATGTAATTAAAAATGATATCAATGATAAATTATATATTGGTAAAACCACAACGACAATTGAAAAACGTTGGAAATAGCATTTAAAAGATAGCTATAAGCGTAATCTTTATGAAAAACGTCCTTTATATAGGGCAATGGAAAAATATGGACGAGAGCATTTTTATATTGAACTAATTGAAACTACTGATAAACCAGAAGAGCGAGAAAAGTATTGGATTGATTATTATGATACTTATCATAATGGATATAATGCTACTCGTGGTGG